CATATCGGGAGGGCAATCCACCAGAATGCTGTCGTAGACGAAATTCCGAACAAATGCACCGCTGCCGCGAAGATCACGACGCACGCGGGCCATAGCGCGCCAGCATACGTCGTTACTAGTCGATTGAGGAAGGAACGCCAGCGCCTCATTTTGTACCGCCTTCCAGTTCTCCTTGGTGATCAGGTGGAAGCGACGGTGACGCCCGAACGGCGTAATCAGGTCCCTACCTGCTCGAACATGTTCCTTGACCCACTTCTGCCAAGCAACGACTTCCGGGATCGTCTCGAAGAAGCCTTCCGCCATCATCTTCGCTTCGGCCTCTGGCATCCTGTACTCCTGTGCGATGCTGGAGTAGTGACGCCCGTAACCCAGACCGTACACGAACGCCTTGACGCGAACGCGAATGTCTTTCCACTCTTCCTCCGTAACGGCCACACCTACGTCCGCCTTGGAAAGACCCTTGTACATACCCGGCGTTAGCTCGTCGAACAGATCGCGCGACGGGTCGTTCAGGATGTCACGCAGGAAGGGCTCGTCTGCGAGCCACGACAAGATGCGCAGCTCAGCCTGCTTCATGTCCGCTTGAACGAACACATTCTCAGGCTTTCCCGGTATGAACATCTGCTTGATGTAGGCGCGGCGAGGGATGTTCAGGATGTTCGGGTTCTTGCTAGACGGCCTACCCGTCACCGTCCCGATGAGCGAGATGGTCGAGTGCACACGAGACTTGTACGTACGCTTGTCGATGCCCTTGACGTATGTACTGAACAGCTTGTGTTCCTTGCGGTAGCGAAGCATGCTGTCGCAGAAGCGGTACAGCGACTTGTCATACGCCTGGTCGCCGTACCTGGTGACCATCTGCTCGGTGATCAGCTTGAGCGTGTCCGCATCGGTCTTCTGCGCCTTGACTCGGAAGAACTCGAAAGCACCCATGACCTGTTGTGGCGACCGTGGGTTGATCTGGCTGTAGCCGGCATCGATCAAGGTCTTGTTGATCTCGTCCTCGATGTCTTGGCAGTTCTTCTCCATGACGTCCCACAGCTCACGGATGTACTCCCGATCTACCTTGATGCCGTTGAGCTCCATGAACATGACTTCGTTGCTGAGGAAGACGAGGTGATCGTGCAGCTCGCGAAGGTTCTTGAACGGGTAACGTCCGCAGTACGACTCATCCCACCACTCTGGCTTCTTGCCGGCGACGAGCTTCTTCTCCTGCCGCTGCTTGAGCCTGTACGTAGCAACGACGTCATAGCCGTTGTACTTGTACAGGATGGGTCGAGGGATCTTGCCGTAGCCGTAGTAGGTCTCGCCATCGATCTCCTCTGACCCCTTACCGACGTACTTCTTGATGTCATCGTCGTAGGGGGGTGCACCGAGCTCCTCGATCGCCATCGCCTTCAGGCCATGTCCGAGAGGTCGCTCATCGAGGCAGTACGAGGCAAGCATGGTGTCGAAGTGCAGCTTGAGCGCGCCCATAATCGGGAAGAGGCCGGCGAGGTCGAACTTGCCGTTCTGCGCATCCAGCAACAGCTTCTGAAGGATCTCGATCAGCAGCTCGATCACCCTAGGGTCCTTGAGCGCGTTCTCACCGATGACGTGTCCTACGCCATCTTCCCAACAGAAGCCGATGCACAGCATGCCGTAACGATCAGGATGGTCTACCGAGGTATCCTTGTCGATGTCGACCTCGATGTCGATGACTGACTCGTCCTGATCGGCTAAGCCATGCATCAAGAACTGGATAGCTAGGTCTGGGTCGTCGTAGACGTGGACGGTTGGCTCTTCCCAGGGGACGTGAGGGGTAACGACCTTTCCCACATCGGCCACCAGAGACGGGAACATATCCGATTGACGAAGACAGGCAGCTGGATGGATTGTCGGAATGACACGAATACCCTCCAGCTCTGGATACGGCGACGAGCGTCCGGGCCCGACCCGTAGCTTGGTGACACCTTCAACTCCAAGGAGGCTGAGCGCCGCGGTGTTTCCAAGCGCCACGACCGTATCCACATGTACCCGCTGTAGTTCCCGGTGCAAGCGTGGACGACATGCAGCAACGGCTGTCTTAGCAGGTGTATCGTTCGACGGTGGCCGACAGAGACATGCATTGGTTAGGAACACCTCTTCCCGCTTGATGTGGAAGTTGTCATTGACGACGTCGAGCAGTCGCCCAGATGGTCCGGAGAAGGGCACTCCAAGTCGTGCTTCTTGAGCACCAGGTGCTTCGCCGACGAACGCGACGTCAGCTTTGGCGGGTCCAGCACTAGGTACGAATCGTCCGATTGTTTGAAGTGGACAATGATCGCACTGCGCGCCGAGTACCTCCTGTGCGTATTGTCGATCATATGTCATCAGGCCTCCTCAGTCCACTGCCTGATCTTCTTGATGTTCTTCTCCACCTTGTCCAAGTGGAACGTCTCGAAGGGTTGGTAGAAGTAGTTCGCAGGGCGCCTGACCGGCGCGTTCGACTGGTGCAGTATCTCGCCAGCCCAGGCGTAGTTGAACGGCGACGAGGTATCAGTACTACGTACCAGACCCGTGTGTCGGAAGTTGCGAAGCTCGCCAGGGAACTCAGGACTGGCACCCAACAGGTGGATGTCCTTCTTCTTGTTCCGAGCCTTGATGTACTTGGCGAGCTTGAGGCGGATCAGTGGATCATGGCACGTCGTCAGAGCATGACGAGGAATACCGATCGTTGTGGCCTTGAAGCGAGGCGCCGTTGCAATGTCCGCCAGGGCGTAGAACTCGTCCTTGTTGTTGCCCTGCAGTACGAACATGGTTCGAAGGCCGCTGAGCGATTCGCTCTCGCGTGCGTAGTCCCAGAAGCTGGTGTACTCGTCGAGCGTGGCCTTAGCCTCTGCCATGTGATCGGGGATGACGATCTCGTCGACACCGAACTCGTGAGCCATTACGATCAGCTGTCCTGTCGAGATCGGTGTACCTTCTGCGATGCCGTTGTCGAGGATGACGAACTGGTCGGGGTTGTCGCAGTGCCTCTGGTACACGTACCGGTACACGTCGTTCGTGATCATCTGAGGCAGCATGAGCTGCGTGTCGGTCTCGTCGGTGTACTCGAGCATGTCGATGGGTGGGATGAGTGCAAGCTTCATGACTTGTTCCACCCCACGTCCTTGGTCCCCTTGAACGCCTGGAACCCGAGCTCCGACGTTGCCAGCTTGCCTTCCTCGAGACGAGGCAAGACCTCTGCCTCGAAACGCGACTCGAGCATCATCAGCTTGACGGCCTGCATCGTGCAGTAGTTCACGGTGTCGGCGAGCTCTTCGATCAGCATGCGAGTCACGTCGTTGCCCAGGAAGGTCAGCTCGCCGTACTCGCTCTGCCCGTGTTCGTGGCGTTCACGACACAGCTCGTGGAACGTCGCAGCGAACTGGTTCACCATCTGCGCCAGCTTGTACGCCTCGGTCTCTTCTCCTGAAGCAGAAACGTCGCCCTGGTTGGGATTGGGAATGGGATTACTGTTGGGGTTGTCCATTGACACGTGCTGCCTCTCTCTCGGCTCGTTGCGCCATGAAGCGCTTCTCGTTCTGTGCCCTCTTGATCTGGTTTGTCTTCTCCAGGTCGATGCCGAGCAGTCCGGCAATGTTGAGCAGGTAGACGAAGACGTCCGTCGTCTCCATCGCTAGGTCGTACTGCACCTGAGCTGTCCTACCGTCAAGACTGCCTCGCTCGATCTTCTTGACCAGGTTCGCGAGCTCGCCTACCTCCCCACACAGAGCCAGCACGTGATGGGAGAGGAACTGCGCAGCACGCACATCCCCGAACCATCTGTTGCTGTCATCTAGTGCTTGACGTTCGAGCTCCTCCAGACGTGTTACCGTCTTTTGCTTCTCTCCCATAATTATACTACAACCTCTCATAGACTTTCAAGATGTCTCAATGGGTTTTCTTTTTCGTCAGCGTCCGATGATGTGGAAGAACTCTGACTTGGCCGTGCGGTCGTGATCTGCGAAGACGCCGAACACCTCTGACGTGGTCGTCTTCGCACCAGGGGTCTGAACACCACGAATGGTCATGCACAGGTGCTCGGCCTCCAGCAGGACGATCAGACCGAGCGGGTTCAGCTCCTCCGTGAGGCGCCTCATGATCTGCTTCGTCAGACGCTCTTGTACCTGAAGGCGCTTGGAGTAGAACTGGACCGTCCGAGCGAACTTGGACAGGCCCGCGATCTTCTTGTCGGGGATGTAACCGATCCAGGCTTCGCCGATGAAGGGGATGACGTGGTGGTTGCAGACCGACACGAACGGGATGTTCTGGATGACGATCATCTCGTCGGACTCGGCCTCGAAGGTGGTGAAGGTGAACTCCTCCGGCGTCGTCAACTCCTTCAACATGCGCACGAATCTCTCAGGGGTCTTCTCGCCGTGAGCATCCTGCTTCAGCCCTGTGGTCTTTGTCAACAGGGCACGTGCGGCTTCCTCGGCGGAAGCATCAGCGAGGAACGGGTCGCCCAGATCGCTCGGCCTTGTATCTTCCATATTGGGGTACGACATTACCGACCTCTTTCCTGTGGGTCCCAGATGTGGTTATGCAGTTGAACGTTCAGACGCCATGGCAGCATCCAGAACAAGGCGAGCTTGACTAGCTCCGCATCGCTGATCTCACCGTCCCAGACCTTGCCGTAGTACCAGATGAGACTGTCGTGGTACTCGGGCACTGACAGGTACAAGGAGCGTGCGATGTGGAAGTCAGCCTCGTCCTTGCACACGAACTTGACAGCGTGGTAGATCGACGACTCGTTCAGAGCCTTGAGGTTCTGGTGACGAGTGTCGGTGAACTTGCTGAACTCGCCCGAGCCTGGAAGCTTCCAGTCAACGATCATGGAGACGTTCTCAGGAGCCCAGTCTGGGTACTCGATCGTTCCGTTGGTAAAGGCCTCGAGTGCGTAGCCCTGACCGGTTAGTGCATGGCACAGGGCTTCGAGTTCCTCGTTCTTCTGCAGGAACGGCTCACCACCAGTCAGCGTGATGAGTTTCGCACCTGCTTCCTCAGCCACCTGCTTGACGTGATCAACGAGCTCGTAAGGCTCGTACTTCGTCCACTGCTTCCGGTACTTCGGATCGATGGCGTGCTGAGTGTCACAAGGCCATCCAGGACAACGGAGGTTACATCCCCCGAAGCGGACAAATACCGTCGTCTGACCCGTCCGAGGTCCTTCACCTTGCACACTGGCGTACACCTCGCTGACCCTCACAGGAAGAACTCCGATGCATTCTTGGCGCCGTGTGCCTGCTCCTGGACGCGAACATTCAGCACGTCAACGATCTTGTCGTAGTTCATGTTCTCGATCTGGATGCGTGCGAGACGGAAGAGCATCTCAGCAACGTTCTCTACCGTGGGCCATAGGAGGTCCTGTGTGAGTGCATCATCGCCGAAGATGAAGCACTTACTGCTCTCGTATGTCAGAGCATCGACCAACGTGTCGTCCTTGCCGAGCATGCAGCCATGGTCGAGGTGCTCGTCGATCCAGTTGCGGAAGGCCCCCTTGACCGTGGAGTACTCGACCGTGATGCCGTCCGAGTCCCGTTCAGCCATGAGGGTGAACGTTACAAGCCAGCTGTGGCCGTGGAGGTTCTCGCATTTTCCGCCGAGGAAAGGCAGGCGGTGCGCTGTCTCGAAGTTGTGTTGGAACTGGAGTGTGTTGGTCATGGTTCTACCCTCTCTAGGTGAGGCAGCGACTCGTTCTCGTACTGGCCACCGTCCCATGCCTCGAGCGCGATGACGGAGTACACAGCCCTGTCGAGCAACGTGTCCTCGATCCCCTCGTTCGCCGGCTTACCCGTCTTCGAGAGGTGGTTGGGCAGGAGCACGCGGAGACGAGCCTGCTTGGTCGAGATCAGCAGCTCGATCGCTTCGCCAGGCGTCAGGCTGAGTTGGTACGCCGAGTCGATAAAGTTCTGCAACGAGTCGGCTTCACCTCCGCCGGTGTAGTCCTGACTCTTCCGACGATGGACTGCTGCCATCTTGATCAGGATGGACTCGAACGGGTCGTCGTACGACAGGCCGTAGGTCTGGTACTCCACGTCAGACATGGCTCGTCACGCCCTTCCAGAACGAACTGTCGGCGTACGGGGTCGGGTCGACACCGTCAGCACTGGCGAGTGCCTCCAGACGCTCGACACACGTACCGCAGCGACCGCAGTGCATGTCGCCGCCCTTGTAGCAGGACCAGGTCTCCTCGATCGGTACGTCCAGGTCGAAGGCCATCTGCGCGATGTCGTTCTTGGACTTCTTGATGAACGGTGTGAAGATGAAGTCCTGCGGGTTCGTCGCGACGTTCTCGTTCCAGTCGGCGATCTTGCCGAAGCCGGCGTTGCCACGAACGATGGCTGCGTTCGCTGGGCGGATGAACCCAGGTCTGCAGTCGGGGTAGATGAAGTGGTCACCTGCGTGCACACCTGTCCAGATGCCCTCGGCCTCGATCGAGATGGCCCACGCAGCTGCGATCGAAAGCATGATCATGTTCCTGTTGGGAACGACCGTCGCCTTCATGTTCTCTTCGGCGTAGTGTCCCTCGGGGACATCTTCACCTGTCACGAGCGCGCTGCCTGACCCTTCGAACAGCTCTGCAACGCCGGCAAGCTCGAGGTCGATGATCTTGTGGTGATCGTCGTGTGCCATGTCGAAGCGGCCCGACGCGTCCCTCGAGTCGATGTCGTAGAGCTTGTCCACGACTCTGCACGCAGCCGTGAGCTCCCTAACGTGCCGCTGGCCGTAGCGGAACGAGATAGCGTGTACCTCGTACCCTTGACTGGCGACGTGGTACATCAGTGTCGTTGAGTCCAGTCCTCCACTGAGGACTACGACTGCTTTGTTCGTCATGCCTTCTCCTTCACTTCGATTTCGGTCGACCACAGTGTTTCGGTTCTACCCTTCTTCTGTCTGCTGATGAGGCCTCGCTGTTCCAGTGTCTCGAATATCTGGTTCGCGGCCCGAGAGTCCAGGTGGTAGTTCTGCATGAGCTGCGACCTGTGCACACCTGGCTGACGGATAATGGCGTTCTTGATGTTGTCCAACATACGCTCTGCCGTACCCATGCCGACGTTGTCCATAACGTCTTGAGCGTACTGCCGCCAGTCTTCGCCGTATACCATAGCACGGATCACGTCGCGTTCTTCAACGACCACAGGGTCGGAGCGCTTACGGCTTGCGGCAAGGAGTACGGACGCTTTCAGAATCGACTTGGCCAGGCGATCGTAGACAGGCGTCATGATGTCAGGACGCTGTGTCTTCATTCCGATGTCTAGGAGTTGCGACTCCATCTTGTTGTAACGCGCCCACGCCTCTGGTGTTAACTGTGCGTCGGTCTTGTGCTTCCGGCTCATCCTGATGCTCGAGCCAGAGATGACGATCTCGTCCGTCTTGTTGTAGTACTCGTACAGCTCGGTCAGCTCTTGCTGGATGACTTCTCGGTTGTTGTCTGTCCAGTCTGTTGGAGGCCCGAGGGGCTTGACACGTGTAATGTCAGACTCGGCTGTGATGAAAACAAAACGAGGCATGAACCCTGAACTGACATGCTCAAAGGATAGTAGGGACGTGATCTTGTTCTTGATGCCTCCGGCGAAGATGATGAAGCAGGGGTCTCTGACATCGATCGACTCCTTCCGGAGGATGCGCTTCTGCATCTTCCCGTCGTACAGTTTGGTCAGCATCTCTGGCATACCCGCGTAGTAGTCCTTGCGTGTGATGGACTCTAGCAAACCGCTGAACTCGTCGCGCAAGAAGACTGACGGCTCTCCGGTTCGTTGGGACAGAGCTGTAAGCATACCCTCCAGCGAACCGTCTGTTGCCATGATGGCATCTTCGTCAATCTCCGTCACCATATCCATCGCCAGATCCATCGCGGTCGACTTTCTCGTCAACGTCGTGTCCGCTAGGATCATGAACCAGAGGTTCGGCTTGATGATCCCGAAGGAAGTTGGCAGTTGGACAGCCCCAGCAAGTAGAGCGGAGAGCGCCGTAAATGCACCAGCCTGATGGTACTGGGGTGCAGCGTCTCCTGTTCCCTTCGCCCATGTTATGTACCTCTCCACGAAGGAATCATCTGCCATCGCTTGCTCTCGTTCCTCGTCCGAAAGCAGCGGATCGATCCTGTGGTCTGTGTTTGTCGCAGTTGCGCTTGCCAGACTCTTGCTGTGAGCTCGGCAGACATCCTTCCAGAGCTGCTCGAGAGGCGCCCCTCGCTTCTCGTACTTATTGCATGCTGCGTTCTGTGCTACGGCGAATACCTGCTCCGGACCGAATCCAGCCTCGAAGAGGTACATCATCAGCTTCCACAGGGGCTCAGACCAGGATGCGTCTTCGGGCAGCTTCTCCTGGTAGAGACGCCAGATGGTGGGCGACATCTTTGTGCGCTCGCGATCCATCAAAGCATCGGCATCGATCTCTGACGTGTCGGGCATCGGGATGTCGACGTACGAGAACCCCTCGACCTGCTTGTAGTCCTTGTCGAAGTCCTTGAGGCGGTACAGCTTGCGGTTGATGTCGATGACATTGACTACAGGCGAAGATGCGTACTTGTGGTTGTACGTGTAAGGCATGCGGAGGAGCTGTGTAAGATCCCAACCCGATCTGTCTGCACCGTCGTCTGCGTGTGCGTACGCGATACGCTGACTGACATTCTCTGCTTCGTCTGGGTCGGGAGCCTTCTCGAACATCCAGAGGCACGCAAAGCGTCCTGGCGATGACTCGAGGGAGATGGTGGGTGTGACGAAGAATGTCTCTGGCTCGCAGGTATCTGCGTCTGACCAAGAGCATGGAGTGAAGGAGACGTTTTCCTTGACGCGCTTCCGCGACGCAAACAGATGAGGGCAGAACCAAACGTTGTGGTTCATGTAGACCTTGTTGATCAGGTCTAACGCTTGCGGGATCTCTTCGGGGAACCGAAAGAACTCTTCCCTGAACTTCTTCTTGTCCCGGTCTCTCGTTCCGTAGGCGATGCAGAAGTACCCGCTTCCCTTCTCGAACACGAGGCGGAGGAACGTCTCACGCCTTTTGTCCAACTCAGGTGATACGGAAAGAACTTCCACTGACCGAACCTCTCTAGGGTAAAGGTGGCGGCCCCCCACAGGCCTCGGAT